TAACAGTCGTATAGGCGCAGTTTTAATTGCGCTTATACTAAGTTAATATAAATTATAAATAAATAACTATGGATTTTAATTTTAATGAATTAGACAAAAATATTATAGAAGAAAGTCCTGTTATGGATTTTAAAGGTGTCTTTAAAAAGTCAATTATAGACTTAAATACAAAACCTTCTATGTCGCCTTTAGTTGTTTCAATAGGCTATGATACACTTGCTTACAATGGTGTATATTACCCTTTACGATTTGGTACTGCAGGAAATATAAGTATGATAATGGGAGAAGAAAAGAGCCGTAAAACGTGGTTAAAATCTTTAATATTAGCCTGTATTCAAGGCGGTAATAGTAATACCTATTCTAGCGAAATTGTTGGTCACAACTTACAAAATAAGTACATAATTGACTTAGACACTGAACAAGGCGCTTATGATAATTGGATGGTAGCATCTAGAGTACCTAAAATGGTTGGATATATTCCAGAAAACTATTTAGCTTTAGGATTACGAGAAAAAACGCCTAATGAAAGGTCGCAGTTGATTGAGTGGTTATTTATGGAAAGCGAGTACAAAGATAAATTAGGATTAGTTTGTATAGATGGATTTGTTGACTGTATTAACGATTTTAACAATCAAATAGAAAGCAGCGAATTTACGCAAAAACTAATGAAATGGAGCAGTATTAGTAAGGCTCACGTAACAGGGATTTTACACGTAAACCCAAATAGCGATAAGGGTAGAGGACATTTTGGTACTATATTAGCACAAAAATGCGAATCTGTAGTTATAATAAAAGATGTAGGTAATCATTCAGAGGTAAGGTGTAAACGTGGGAGGGGCAAAAAATTTGATACATTTGCAGTAGGTGTTAATAGCGATTGGTTGCCTTATGCTTTAGAGGACTATGTAAGCCAAGAACAATTGGAATTGATAAGTAAAATAAAAAAAACAGCAAGTTTCTAACAAAAAAGTAACGAATTTGCTACAAAAAAAATAAAATATTTTATAATTAACTTAAATTAAAAAAGATGGATATTACTAAATTTAATAAAAAAGGAAATGATTATTTTTATAATGATAAAAAATTAAAAGTAAGTTTAAATAGTCAAGGTTATTCTAGGGTTTATATTGAAAAAAAAGCCAAAAGACTACATAGATTAATTGCTATTAAATATATTGAAAACATAAAAAAATTACCAGTTGTAGACCATATTGATAATGATAAAAATAACAATGAAATATATAATTTACAATGGCTAAGTTATAGTTGTAATTCAAAAAAAGCATATTTGCAAAACCCCAATATGGTAATTAATGGTAAAAGAATTGACAAGCCTATAATAAGCCAAAAAGACAATATAAAAGTAGAACATAAAAGCCTTAGAATTTGCGCTAAATTTATAAAAAGAGATATTGCAGGTGTTCATAGAGTTTTAAAAGGTGAATGGAATCTTTGTAATGGTTATAAATTAACTTATAAATAAAATACTATGAATATTTTAGTTAAGAAAACTCAAACAGGATTGCGCCCGATGTATGACTCAGATTTTGAAAATTATTGTAAAATAGAGATAGGCGAAGAGTTTGAAATAGAATACACCAAGAAGAGAAATATTAAATTTCATCGTAAATTTTTCGCACTTATAAAATTAGCATTTGAAAACCAACAAGATTATCAAAGTATGGAAAGGATGCGAAAGAAATTAATTGAAGTAGCAGGATATTACGATGAATATAGAGACCCAATAACAAAAGAAATTTGCAAAGAAGTACATTCTATCTCTTTCGCTAAAATGGACAATACGGAGTTTGAATTGATTTATACCGGGGTAAAGAATGTCATTAGCGATTGGCTAGGAATAAATAACGAAACAATAGAAGACGAAATAAACCAATATTTTTAAATAAACAATTATTAAAAGGTAATTCCAATGACACTAGCAGTAAAAATAGCAATAATACTAATTTTTTGGTCAGTATTAAGACTTTGCCATAAATCAAATAAATGACTAAATATGAAACAAAAAAAATGTAAAGTATGTTTAGAATTATTTGAGCCTAAAAAATTCGCTCAAAACGTATGCTCAGTTACTTGTTCTATTATTTATTCAAAGAATTTAAAATCAAAGAAAGAAGCAAGAGAATGGAAGGTCGAAAAAGCGGTTTTAAAGAAAAGTTTAAAAACTTTAGGACAATATGAAGCGGAAGCAAAGAAATCGTTTCAAAAGTGGATTAGATTGCGTGATACAGGAAAGCCTTGCATATCTTGCGGTAAGATCACAAACGAAATGGATGGGGGGCATTTTAAAAAAGCAGAAATTTACAGCGGTGTTATATTTAACGAAAGTAACTGTCATAGCCAGTGTCGAAAATGCAACCGCTTTCAAAATGGTAACGAACTTAATTATAGGCTTGGATTGATTGAAAGATATGGCCTAGAATATGCTAATAATATTGAAAAGTTAGCTAATGAAACAAGAAATCATAAATTTACTAAAGAATATTTGATTGAAAAAAAAATGCAATATAATTTAAAATTTAAAATAGATAGAAAATGATAACGCCTTACTCAATAAAAGTACAATTGTGGCTAGAAGAGGATGATGACCCACTAGGAATGTCTGGTAGGTTTATAGAATTAATACTTAAAGTAGATTCCATAGATGGATATTGGGAAGAATCAGAAGATGAAATTTCCTTGCTAATATCAGGCAATGTTTTTTATGTAGAAAACGAAGAGAGTTTAATTAATTTTTTAAAACAATATTTTAATCCAATTAAATTATGAAAGTAAAAACAAATTTACAAAGAATAGTGAGAATTATTAATCATTTGCATCGGCGAGGTAACAACAGCGAAAGAGTAAATGAAATATATCGAAAGATAATTAAATGCAAGTGTTAAATAAATCACAATGTTTTTAATAAAAGTATTGTTTTAATTAAAGTTATTTGTATCTTTACACCAGAAATAAAGCTAAAAATTAGAAACCATGACAAAAACATCACAAAAATTACAAGTAGCAAAAGATAACAGAGAAGAAATAGTTTCAATGTTAAAAGGTATTTTATCGGAGTATAACACTGCTTTAGACTTAAAAGGTGCTATGGAAGCTTTCTTATCTGCACACACAAAAGACTGCTCTAACGTTTTGATGGTTAAAGTTAACGGATATCAAAAAGCAAGACAGGTAGCTAGTAAAATGAGTTACAAGGCTTCTATTTCAAACTTCATGTCAGAATCTTCAAGAAGACAGTTACCAAGCTCAATGAGATAATTAAATAACAAGTAAAAATAAATATCATGAAAAAATACACCAACACAGTAGTAATTAATAGAGAAAAATACACTAATACCGTAGAAGCTTCAAGCTACAAAGAAGCATTAGAAATTCAAAAACAACGCAAAAATAAAAGTAGAAATACTTTTGAAGGACGTTTAATTTTAAACTAAAACATTATGAAAAACAGAAACTTTATTTTAGGAACTTTATTATTAGGTACGTTATGCATGTCAATTATGTGGTTAGCATTAGAATCTATCTTATTTATTTTACGTTTAATTTTTAATCTTTAAAAGAAATCGTAAACAACATAAATTCAATAAATTAAAATAAAAATGTTAGAAAATAAAAAAGCAGGTAGAAAAAAAATACAATATAATCAAAAGTCTTTACAAAAAAAAGTTCCTTATGATATTTACAAAGAATGTATGAAGTGGTTAAACGAGCAAGTTAAAAAATATCAATTAAATAATAAATAGTTATGAAACCAAATTACGAAATTACTCATAGTAATATTAATAATCCAGAAACTTTATTAGTTGCTAACTTTAAATCGCTAAATGAAGTTTGTTTTTACGGATGCGAAGTTAACAGAGATAACGTTATAGGGAAATGGAACATTAAATACAAATAATTATGAAAACACTTGAAAAAATATACGACAAAATATCAAAGTATTTATTTGGAGGTATAAACTGCAATCCTAAAGGATAAAATTATGAAAAAGTTAAAAAAATTATCAGAGACAATGAGCAATGCAGATTTTTTAGTTGGAACTTTAATATTAGGTTTTTTTTGCATGGCTATTATGTGGGGAGTGATGGAGATATTATTTGAATTACTAAGGCTAATTTTTAAATTATAAATTTTGTACATTTGAATCAAATATTGAATTGTATTGATTATGAATAATAGATCGTCAAATGGTGGAAATAGCACTAAGGCTTTAGGATTAGATAAGAGGAAGAATCCTTTAAAAGATGTGTTTAAAACAGTAATAACTCCAGAAGAGATAAAAGCTCTTTTTATAATGTTATACACAAAAGCTATTGAAGAAAAAGATATAAATGCAACAAAGATACTACTACAATACTGTATCGGTATCCCAACTCAAATGGTAGTTCAAGAAAATATTAACTATAAAGAAGAAGAACTTTCTGAGGCTGAAATTAAGCGTATAAAGAATCAAGTTAATGAAACTTACTAATAAGCAGAACTACATAAAAATATGGTCTGAAAGGCATTTACTTAACTTTACCAGATACATATATAAAGAAAATCACAGGCGCACTTTTACAGTTGCGCCTCACTTTGTTTTAATGGCTAACGCATTAATGAAAGTTATTAACGGAGAAACTAAGCGGTTAATAATAAATATACCCCCACGCTACGGAAAAACTGAATTAGCTGTTAAAATGTTTATAGCTTACGGTTTAGCAATTAATCCTCAATCAAAGTTTATTCATCTTAGTTATTCGGATGATTTGGCTTTAGATAATAGCAGTCAAACAAAAGAATACATTGAGAGCGATAGTTTTCAATCTTTATGGAATATGGAACTTAAAAAGGATTCCAAAGGTAAAAAGAAATGGTATAATAATTATGGCGGTGGTGTTTATGCTACAGCTTCTGGTGGCGCAATAACAGGTTTTGGTGCGGGTGTTACCGATAGCGAAATATTTAGCGGTGCTATTATTATAGATGACCCATTAAAGCCAGATGATGCCTATAGCGAAACTAAAAGAAAAGCTATTAATGAAAGATATAACGGAACTATTAGAAGTCGTGTAAATGATAGAAACACTCCTATAATAGTTATTATGCAAAGACTGCATGAAGATGACATGAGTGGCTTTCTTTTGGATGGTGGAAGTGGCGAAGAATGGGAGCATTTATGTTTACCCGCATTAGATAAAGACAATTTACCACTATGGGAGCAAAAACACACGTTTGATGAATTAGAACAAATAAGACAGGCAAGTCGTTATAATTTCGCAGGACAATATATGCAGATACCCGCACCAGAAGAGGGTGGGGAATGGAAAAAGGAATGGTTTAAGATAATAGATAAAAAAGATTTGCCGCCTGCTATTGAGTGGGAAATGTTTATTGATGGAGCGTACACAAAAGACACTAAGAACGACCCTACAGGAATACAAATAGGAGCTAAGATAGGTAATAACTATGTCATTTATTCAAGCATAGATAAGTACTTAGAAATGCCAGAACTTATAAAGTTCATCCCTGCTCATATTAGCGCATTAGGGATAAAGGTAAAAATAATTTATGTAGAGCCTAAAGCAAGTGGGAAGTCTATAAAACAGTTAATACAATCTCAAACTAAACTAAACATAGCAGAGATTAAAAGTAATTTTGTAAGCGTTTCAAAGATAGAACGTGCTAGAACTACAGCACCTTACATAGAAAGTGAGAGAGTTATATTAGTTAGAGGAGCGTGGAATGATGCTTATCTTCATCAAGTTGCGATGTTCCCAAATGCTAAGCACGATGAACATATTGACCTTACCGCATACGGTGTTGAAAAAAACTTAATTACAGTTGAGAGTTTCTTCTTTTAAATTTATTAAAAGTTTATTAATAAAAGTATTGTTTATATAAATGTTATTTGTATTTTTGCTAACGTTGGTGCATTGCATTTGTGGCATGCAAAAAATGCACATTGCTTTGATTAAATACTAATTAAACCAAGAAATAAGAAATAAACAAATTAATCACTAATTAAGCCATTGATGCAATGCATCGTTATATTCTCGGCTTTTTAAATATAAATATTAATCAATAATAAATAAATAAAATGACTAAAGAAGAATTTGACAAGACAGGATTTACAGGAGGAATGAAATGCGAATACAAAGGGAAAGAATATGATATTATTTCCGTAGACTTTGAGGAGAGAATAATTGCAATAAATGAACTAGATAGTTTCGATGATAACGGAGCGGATGATTTAGATTGGAAGCGTTGCGAAAATATAAAAATATTAAAGCAAGAGTAGCTTTTTAAAACCTATTTAATATGAATTTAAGATGTAAAATATGGGATTGTAAATACGTTTATAATTTCCATTCAATACCAAATAAAGCTATTTGTATAAAATGTAAAAGAAAAATTGAGTTAAATTTAAAAACTTTAGAATGGGAATTTGTAGAAAAATTTAAGATAACTTACAACTTAGGAACAGATGAAGAACTTATTAAACGTTGGCGTTAAAGTTACTTATAACTAGTAAATAACATCAATTCAATAAATTGAACCTAAAATAAACCTTACTTTAATAGTAGGGTTTTTGCTTTAAATAAATGTTTAAAAATATATTAAATATAATTAGTATATTTGTATTATAAACACTATTATGGCGAATAGATTTTCTAGTGCATTTAATGCGTTAATTGGTAAAGATACAGTAGTTAATAAGCTAAATGAGGCTATATTTAGCATTTTTGGTGGAGGTTTCACAAGATACGATAACACAAATACAGAAATACTTAATAAAGGATATGGAGACAATCCTGATGTATTTGCGATTATAAATCAAATGTCAGTTAAAACCGCATCTATTTCTTATTCGATTAAAAAAGTTAAAGATAAAAAGGCAAGAAATGAACTTATAAATCTTTATAAGGCAACTAAAAACAATCTTAGCTACTTACAAAACAAAACAAAACTATCTTTACTTACTAAGGCTTATGATGATGAAGAGCAAGTGTTTCCAATGCTTGAGCCTAACCCAAATCAAACTTGGGGGGATATTTTAGCACTTTACAAAACTTATCTTAAAACTACAGGTAATTGTTATTTTTATAAAGTATGTCCTAAAGAAGGTCCTAATGCTGGTGTTCCTTTGCAATTGTATGTACTCCCTGCTGATAAAGTAGAGATAGTGCTTAAAACAGGAACTTCAATGTATGGTTTAGAATCTCCTATAGATCATTATATTATTTACAATCTTAAATCATTTGTTGAGTTTTATCCTTACGAGATAATTCACATTAAACGTCCTAATCCTTTCTATGATGAAATGGGTAGGCACTTGTACGGTTTAAGCGAACTATCGTCAGCGTTAAGAAATATACAAACTTCAAATGAAGCAATAGACAACAACGCTAAGACAATGAGTAATAGTGGTGTATTTGGCTTTATACATGGAAAAGGAACTCCATTGAGTGCTGAGCAAGCTATCGGGATAAAAGATAGAATAAAGCAAATGGATAGCGAGAAGGGAAGGTTTGCTAATATCTCTGGTTCTAGTGGTGAGTTAGGATTTACACGCATATCTCTTACTACTGATGAACTTAAACCTTTTGAATATTTAGCATTTGATAGAAAGACAATTTGTAATGTATTGATTTGGAATGACGAGTTATTAAACAATGATAGTGGAAGTGGTTTAAATAGCAGCGATAGTTTAAAAGCCGCACAAAAAAGGGTTTTAACCGATAACATTATGCCAGATTTAATGCTTTTTAGCGAAGCATTTAGCAAAGGATTTATTCAGAAGTTTAAGGGATACGAAAATAGTATTATGGAATTTGATGCAAGCGAATTGCCAGAGATGCAGGAGGATATGGGTTTTATGGTTGATTGGTTAAGTAAAGCACCTATAACGCCTAATGAGTTTAGAACTGCTTTAAAATATGAAACATCTGATTTAGAAGGAATGGATAATATTTATATGCCAATGAACTTAATGCCTATAGGAGTAGATACAGTAAGCAATACAGATATTAATCAAGCATTTGAATGACAACTAACCAATATAGAAGACAATATGTTTTATTAAAAAACAGCTACGAAAAGCAAGCCTATAGAATTGTAAAGAAGCATTTAAAGATGATAATAAAAGGCTTATCTTTAGGCAATGTAACGGTTGATAATGCTCAAATGACAGTAGATGATGGTTTTGATGTAAAACACATTAAAACTATGTATTTAGAGCTTTACAAGACTATAGGTTTAAAGCATGGCGAATTTGTTGTTAGGAATATAGATAATGACACAAAAGATATAGGTTTGACGTTCTTTGAAGTGTTTTTTAATAATTTAATTAATACAGTGTTAATTAATAGTATAGGCTCGCGGATTACAACGGTATCTGAAACTATGATTGATACAATTGTAACTATAATTAAAGATGCATATAAAAGCGAAGATTTAAATATAATGCAAATTAGGAAATTAATATATGATAAGGTTAGAGATAATAACTTTTATAGATACCAAGCATTAAGAATAGCAAGGACTGAAACCACAACCATAAGCAACTATGCTACATTGCAAGCTGGAAGAGCAAGCAGGCTAGTAATGACAAAAAAATGGGTTTCTATTCAAAGTGAACGAACAAGGGTTACACCTGAAGACCAATTCGACCATTTAAATATGAATGATGTAGTAGTGAATTTAGAGGAGTTATTTGTGGTTAATGGTAAAGAGGGAAACAATGCGGTTATGTACCCAGGCGACCAAGAATTAGGATTAGCGGGTAATATAATAAATTGTCGCTGTGCTATGACATTAGTACCAAAGAGAAATGCAACGGGTGGGTTAATAAGAAAAGAACAATAAATAAATAAACAAATGAAATTTAAACAGATTGCATACGATTTAAAAGATTTAGACGAAAGCAAAGGTATAGTAATGGCGTACGCTAATGCGTACAATAATACAGATGCCGATGATGATATTTCAATGTTTGGATCTTTTGACAAAACCGTAAAAGAAAACTTTAAACGCATTAGAGTACTTAAAGATCATAATTCTAATATGATGCTAGGAGTGCCATTAGAGATAGATACAATGGATGAGTACGGTCTTATGACGACCTCGCAATTCAATATGAATAAAGAGATGTCTAGGGATATGTTTACCGATGTCAAAATGATGTTTGAAAACGGAATGAACGCAGAACTATCTATAGGTTACCAAGTTATGCAAAGAGACCAACGCA